TGGGCTGAGCTCCTGGGGCAACGGACCGGTACTTCATGCCGTAGTAGTGTTTCATTTCGACCACCTCCTATTATAAATAATGTTGCGGCTGATTTCAAGGGGGAGTTTCACCACCACGCAGGGCTTGCCGTTGAGCTCGGTCACCTTGTAGACATGCCAGAACTTAGGGTCCTTCGGGTGGATGATGCAGTCCTCCTTCGCGTACTTGTAGCAGACCACATGGTCAAATTTGATCTGGTCGAGTGTCATTACAGCCTCCTTGCGAGCTCGCGGACGATCTCAGAGCGCGTCCGGTCGTAGATGATGTTCTTCTGGGCGATGGGCAGGTCGGCGTAGCCGGGGATGGCGTAGCACCGGTCGAGGGTCATGTTTCGGAGCTCGTCCTTGTTCAGGACGCGGTACTGGCCGTCCGGGCATTTGTACTTGATGGCGCTCACAGGATCACCTCCTCTCTGATAGCCACCGGCGGTGAAGGACTTGAGCTCGTCCTTTGTGAGGAAGGGCTCCTTCCTCCCGTCGTCCGGGATCCCGACGGCGGAAAAGAAGCGCTCCCTGGCTTCCCTCTTGCCGAGCTCGTACAGCAGGTGTCCGAGCTTGTTTTCGAGCTCGTAGTATTCCCGGAAGAAGGAGAGCGCGTCGCCGGTGCCGAGCTCGTCATATGCGGCAGAGAGCGCTGGCTTTACGTTCAGCTTGAGCTCCTGCAGGGCGTTTCTGATGGTTTCTTTCATGTCGTGTTCCTTTCTCCCCGTCGAGCCGGTAGGCCAGCTTGTGAGCTTACCGCGCCAGCTGATACCGGCGCAGGGCGATTAGGTCCTTCAGCTTGAGCTTGACGAGCTCGTCCGGGATCATGTCCACGAGCTCGGCCAGCTTGACGAGCTCCGGCTCGTATGCCTGGCGGATGAGGCAGAGGTAGCAAGCTCCCATGCTCCCTTCCGGGAGCTCGAGCTCCTGGTCGATCTTGCGGCCAGCTCCGGCAGTGTTGACAGCTCCGGAGGCGTCGATGTGGTAGCTCGTGGGCTCGTCCTCGTAGAACCATCGGTCCCAGTCCGGCGTGAGGTAAAGCGGCGGGCAGAGGGCCGGAAAAAGGGCGTCGGTGACGTCGTTGGCGATGTCGACGTCTTCAGAGGTGAGAAGAAGATCTCTAACTGTCATGGTCTGTTCCTTTCTCCGGGAGGCTTGACCGGCTCCCGGTCCGGTGTTGTGGTGGCCGGAGCTCCGGCCGTCAAAAGCTGATGATCTCGGGGTAATACAGGGGCTCGGCCAGTAGGACGGCGGCCAGGCTCCAGGGCTCCCGGTCCCGGCGGACGCGGTGCCAGCGGCGGCGGCGGAGCTCGTAGCAGGTCCGGCGGTACAGGGGATCGGAGCCGGAGCGGATGAGGCGGAAAACGACTTTCCGGGTTGGGTCCTGGTAGGTCATGATCTCTGGGTGCATTGCTTTTCCTTTCTCCGGAGGTCCTGCCGCCTCCGGTCGGCGGTGGTGGTGTTACTGCAGGTCGGCGCGGTTATTTGAGAAGCTCGGACACATCGCGCGCGGTCCTGCGGGAGTAACAGCGGAGGCAACCGAGGCAGTCCCGAGCGCCGCAGTTTATCCGGCGGCCGTGAGCGGCGGCGGTCTCCTCGGAGCGGTAGACCGTGAAAACGTGGTCGAAAAAGGGGAAGCGCTTTTCCTCGGGGCGGTCGATCCGCTCGGACGACTGCACGAGGACGACGTTTTTTGGCCGGCCCTCAAGTTTTATAGCGCGGGCCAGGATCCCGGCGTTTTTTGTCCACCAGGCGAACGTGACGCGGGGATTATTTTTGATGATCCGGAGATAATTCCGGGCCTGGTTGACGTTGTAAAGGTCTCCAAACGACTCTATGCGGACAAACTGCACGTTGCCGAACCTGGGTATCCATTCATCCGGGAGCAGGCCGGAGGTCAGAAGCAGAAAATTGCTTTCTGCTGCGCGCTCCGTATCGTCATAGCGTCCGAGCGTCTTTTCCGCAAAGCAGGCGCGGCAGATAGCATCCAACCGGCCGGAAGTCATGCGGCGGAGGCAATGCGGATTGCACCGGCAGGACGTAGAAATTGACGGGATCCCGGACAGCTTGCCGCTCATGTCGTCGGATACGTGCAGCGGGGACGCGTTCAGAGTGTAACGGGAGGCGCGGAGGTGGAAGCGGAGACCAAAAGCGGACACGTACTGATTTTTAAGGATCATCTGGTACCTTTCTTTCCCAGGAGGGAATCCGGCTTTTTTCGGCTGCCGGGGCCGTGATAATGGGGTGGGACCTTTTTTCGGGAGGTCCCGCCAGGAACCCGCGCCGGTTTACCGGCGGATCTCGCGGGCGGGCTGTACGCGGGCGAATTCTTCCAGGAACTGGAGCCAGTAGCCACCCGGGCTGTGGTAAAGCTCCCAGCACTCTCCCGGGGCCGAGCGTGTAAATGCGATCGATCCGGTCCAGAAGCGGGCGTAGTCGCGGATCACAAAGTCCAGGGAGACCGTGACGGCGTCGGTGCCGAAAAATGATCCGGAGGGATAAGCGGATCCGGAGAGGGAAACAAGGTCTCCGGAGAGCCCGTACTCGTCCATCGCATCGGCGGCCTGCGTGATATAGGTTCGGACGTCGGCGTCGGAGAACTGGGTCTTAAAATCCTGGATTGCTTCCCGGACGGCGGGAGCGGCGGCGATGGTGGTATAGGTCTTGTCAACTGTGATCTTCATGGTGGGGATCCTTTCCGGCGGCGGGGCCGCCTGCCGTTTATAGCCCGGTCGGCTTTGTATGGTACTATTGTATCATGATATCATGACAAAAGCAATACCCTTTTTCGGTCTCAGAAAAGTTTCCAGTCCACGCGGCCGGGTGTGTCTTTCTTTCAGAAATCTGACCGGCGGCGGCTCCGGTGGGCGGTGGGTCCTGGCGTCTCCGAGCCTGGCAGATGGTCCCGCGGTGGATCCGGAAAAGAGGACCGGCGGAGCCGGGCCGGAGCGGATAGGGGAGGACCGCGGGCGGGAGAGGATCCCGGAGGCAGTAGGGGAGGGGAGAGGATCCCGCGGAGCCGGGCCGGAGAGAAAAAGCGGGGGCCTCTATCGGTGGGGGAGGGGAGAGGGGAGGAAAAGCCGGGGGAGGGGGTGAAAAAGAGGACCGCCAGGGCCGCGGGGAGTGGGGGAGAGGACCGGAAAAGAGGGGGAAAAGAGGAGGAAAACGCGGGGGATAGGGGAGAGGGGAGGCAGGAAGTAACCCTTTCCCGGTTGGACGCGACACGAAAACGGCCGTTTTTGCCCGATTTGGGCGTGTTTCGGGGCGTGGAATTGCATAAAATGGCAGTTTTGTGCAATTCGGGGAGGGTCCCTGGGGGGGGCGGCGCGGAGCGCGGGGGGCATATTCAATTTTTCCGATTATTTCAATCATCATTGCAGTATGCAATGATACCTTACTGCGTACACACTCACTCACTGATAGGGGGTGTAGGGGGATATAGCAATGTCGTTTTTTGCCAAGTAACCCCCCCGAGCAAAGAAAAAACAAAAAAGCCCTTTGCAATCCTTCTGTTTAGCCATATATACGGAGAGTATATATATAAATATATATACTCTCCTTATATGGCTAAACTAAGCGTGTGCTTGACACGAGTTATTACCCCGAGTATAATTACTGACGAGGTGATGCAAGTGTTAATCGAGAAGCTGATAGCGAGGGGATCCCTTTACGAACTTGAAAACGCGTTTGAGCTCATAAGGGATCAGGAGCAGAAGACGGGACCTTGTGACTATTTCGTTACCTCCCGGTGTCGGGAAGTCTACTTTGGCTTTGTTCTACTTAACGTGGAGAGCGGGAAGGGATCCGAGTAAATCTATTTTGGGTGTTTCTCACTCTACGGAATTTGTTGCCCAGGCATACAAGGAGTGTCTGAGATTTATCACTTCTCCCGAGTATTGCTGGGGGGACGTGTTCCCGAAGGTGCCTTTGGTGAGTAAAAACGCTGAATACCAGAGAATAGACTTGGGGACCGCCAAGAGGTTTGAGACTCTGGAGTTTACATCGACCGATAGTAAGAACGCAGGTATGTTCCGGGCGCAACAGTTATTGTACTGTGATGATCTGGTTTCGGATCAGGAGCAGGCGCTGTCTACGGAAAGAATGGATAAACTCTGGGAATCCGTTTATTCCGTCGATATTGAGCAGAGGAGACAGGGGAGACCTGGGGAACTGCACATTGCCACTCGATGGAGTGTGCATGACGTCATCGGAAGATTGCAGGAAATAAACGAAGGCAATCCCAGAGCAAAGTTTATTCAGGTGAATGCTTTGGATGAAAACGGAGAGTCTAATTTCGACTATCCGTATAACCTCGGTTTCTCGACTGAAGCTTACCATAGGCTGAAAGAAGTCATGGACGACGCATCATGGAGTGCATTGTACATGAACGAACCTTACGAGCGGAAAGGACTTCTTTATCCCGTTGACAGACTGAGAAGGTTCACTGAGTTACCCGGAGAGCCTGACGGAGTCGTGTCTGTGTGTGACACCAAAGCCAAAGGCTCTGACTACTGCGTGATGCCGGTGGCGTATCTTTATGGCAGAGACTGCTATATTGCTGACGTAGTGTGCGATAACGGGGACCCGGGACAGGTTGAGACCGCTCTTGTCAATATGCTTCTGAAACACAAAGTCAAGAGGTCACGCTTCGAGTCGAACGCCGCGGGCTGGAAGATCGCTGATTCCGTGTCAGACAGAGTCAAAGAAGCCGGTGGGTACTGCTCTGTCGAGACAAAATGGTCTCAGTCGAACAAAGAGACAAAGATTCAGGTTGAACAGCCGTGGGTGGTCGATCACTGTCTGTTTCTGACAGATGATAAACAGTCACCTCAGTACAAGACCTTCATGAAATACCTATGTTCATACGTCCAGAACGGGAAAAACAAACACGATGACGTGCCGGATGCTATGGCGCAATTATCACAATTTGTGCAGGGAGTAGGCGGTTCCAAGGCTCAAATCGTCCGTAGACCGTTCTGATTATACTGAAAGTATTGACAAAAATATAACTTTGAGTATAATATAAGTGCAGAAAAATAAAGATTTCCTCCGGGAGGGGCGGCTTTCCCCTTTCACGCCCCTCCCATTCTCTCCCGAGGTGACATATGGAGCTTAATCTGTTTGGCAGACTTCGTGTTATGGTTCCTTATACCGAAGTCGATGAATCAAATATCGTTGAGCGAGTCAACCAGTGCCTCGCCGTGCAGAACTGGAACATCTTCCAGGAGGAGTATCTGTACTGGTACCGCAGAGGAATCCAGCCGATCCTTCGCAGAACGAAGGAAATCCGGCCGGAAATCTGCAATAAGGTTGTTATCAACAACGCTGATTACGTTGTGACTTTCAAAAACGGCTATTTTCTCACCGATCCGGTGTCATATGTCGCGAGAAAAGACGAAAACGCCGATAAAGTAGCACAATATAATGAGTTTATCGTAGCGTCCGGGAAGAATCAGGCGGACAACCAGACTGTAGACTGGTTCCACACTGTAGGTTTGGGTGTTCAGTACCTCGAGCCGAAGCCTGAGAAATCCCGCCCGGTCGCCGTTTATTCGCTCGATCCGCGCAACGCCTTCGTGGTTTACTCCATGGAGCCGGGCAACGATCCTGTCATGGGGATTCACGCCGTCACGAACGGCAACGAAGTGACGGTGGACGTTATCACTCCGAACAAGCGTTACAAGCTGTACGGATTGCAGGATACCAAGGAACCGAAACCGGAGACTCCTCCCCCGCTTATGGTAACTACTATCGTGAGCGTGGAGAACAATCCTCTCGGATTGATCCCGATGGTGGAGTATCAGTACAACTCTGTGAGACAGTCTGCGTTTGAGGCGGCTATCCCGATCATGGACGCCATCAATAACGCTGAGTCGAACAGACTTGACGGCATCGAACAGGCGGTTCAGCAACTTTGTGTTGCCTATAACTGCCAGTTTGAGGAAGGGACTACTGCTAACTCCATCCGGCAGGCCGGTATGATCGTGCTGATGTCCCACGGCGAGAACAAAGCCGATTTCAAAATTCTGGACTCCGTTCTTGACCAGACCGCGACTCAGACCACCATCGACAATCTCTACGACCAGATGCTCGAAAAATGCGGCGTTCCTTCGTCTACGAGAAACGCGCATTCGACTTCTGACAATGTGGGTGCCGTGTATCTTCGTTCCGGATGGGCGGCGGCAGACACTGCCTGCAGAGTTACCGAGGACTTGTATAGAGAGTCGAACAGAAGGTTTGACGAAGTGTTCCTGAAGATCCTTTCCATGAAGGGCCTTCTGGATCTTGAACCAGACGACATGAAGCTTACCTTCCAGCGTAACAGAATGGAGAACATGGTTGCGAAGACCCAGGCGGCGCTGAACATGAAGGCCCTCGGTCTGGCTCCTGAAATCTGGCTTGAGCGGTCCGGGCTCTCGAACGATCCCATCGCGGATATTGAGAAGTCGAAAGCGACCATTTACACTCAGACCGATAACTCCGGGAACCCGACCACGGATTTTGATCCTGTCAATCCCGAAGTACCGGCGGACGAAGAGGAAGAGCAGAAACAGCAGACCGACAAGAAGTCCAGCGTACAGGACAGCGGAACGCAAGCGAACAGTGGCCCGAGAAAGGATGGCGCGAACCAGATTTCTGGTTATTACCGGAAAGGCGGTGAATGGGTAGAACCCTACACGCGTGATTGACATCAGACAGTACCCAGACCTGCTTCACACCATAAATGCCATCATCAACAACAAAGGCGTCGCGGAAGTGAAGATAGAAGACTGGAAAGATGGTAAGAAGATCCTCGTCGTGGAACAAAACAGGACGGTAAGGATAGTAAGTAAAATCTGATCCGGGGAGTAAGGGATCACCGAAAGGTGGTCTCTTTTTTGTTACCAATCGATGAACTAAACACCTTAGAGGCCTACATTCGGATCACGATGCAGGACGAAGGCATGACAAAAGAGCAGAAAAAATCACAGATTCGTGACGAAATAGAGGATTTTCTGATTCTTTGTTACCTTGAAGGTGTGGAAAGAACCGAAGAAAACTTCGGGAGGGAATATGTCAGAGACGATGACAAGATGCTTGACGCCTTGCTTAAGGGCTACAAGCGCAAAGACTCTGACAAATCCCTGAATTTTGTCGAAGAAATAGACGGATACATCGAAAACGGCGATATTCACGGCGTAAATGTTGTCGCTGAGACAAATATGACCAGACTCTACTCCACGGGAGCCTATGACGCGGCGGAGCAATTCGGAGGAGGAGTTAAAGTCTGGCAGACCATGCAGGATGACAGAGTCCGAGAGACTCATGAATACCTTCAGTCAACAAAAGTAGACTACGACAGAATGTTCTACACCTTTGACGGGGACTCGGCAAGATTCCCGGGAGACTTTACGGATCCGGCCAACAATGTCAACTGCCGGTGCTGGATAGATATCCTTCCAGAGTGATCTGGTTACGATATGGTCAGGGAAGACCTTAAAACGCAAGGGAGCCCACCCACCAAGGCATTCAGCGCAAGGGAATGCGCTATATAAGTTTCGCAGGAGGCATCTATGCAGACCAAATTCGACACCAGTACGATCCCCAACTATGACGAGCTTCCCGAGGAAGCAAGGAAAGCAATCGAAGCGTTTTCTGTCGAGGTCCCGGAAGATTATGAGAATCTCAAAGGGCTTATGTCGAAGAAAAACGCTGAGAATGCGGAACTCAAACGCAAGCTCGGCGAACGGATGACCGCCGAGGAGAAAGAAAAAGCTGAAACGCAGGAGCTTCTGGAGACCCTGAAGCGCGATAACGCGGCTTATAGGGAAAGGGAAAGGAAAGCCACCTACGCGAACAAACTTGTGGAGGCCGGTTGGGACTCCGAAGGTGCGTCTTCTCTGGCGGATCTTCTGCCGGAAGGTCTCGACGATGACTTTTTCGCAAAGCACAAAATCGCGCTTGACGCGCAGAAAACTAAAATCCAGTCCTCGCTTCTTGACAATCAGCCAAAACTCGCCACCGGCGAAGCCCCCAAGGCACCGGAGGATAAGAGAGTGGCTGATTTCAGGGCCGCAATCGGACTGAAATAAAAGAAAGGAAATAGACTATGCCTTATACCGCTGACAACAAGAGCGTCAACAACTCTCTGGCGCTCGCCGAACAGTACCTGCCGATTCTGGACGAAGTCTATCAGGTTTCTTCCAGATCTGCCATCCTCGACGCCACCGGTTCCCGCGTCCGTTTCGACGGCGGCAATGCCGTTGAGATCTTCAAGATGAGCGTGAACGGCCTCGGTGACTACGACCGCAACAAGGGCTTCGTCACCGGCGACGTGACCGGCACCTGGGAAAAGAAGACCCTTGAGCAGGATCGCGGTCGTGGCTTCCTCGTGGACGCCATGGACAACGACGAAACCATCGGTCAGGCTTTCGGCGCTCTTGCCGGAGAATTCCTGAGAACCAAGGTCGTCCCGGAAATCGACGCCTACACCTTCGCGAAGCTCGCCTCTACCACCGGCATCCTGACCGGCACCGCCGCTGACCTCACTTCCAGCTCCGATGTTCCGGCCCTGCTCTCCGAGGCTGAGTATTCGCTCGGCGAAGCTGAAGTCGATGCCTCGCAGTGCATCCTCTTCGTGTCCGAGAAAGCTTACCGCTTCCTGAAGGACAAGATCACCCGTCTCGTCACCAACGACGAGCGCGGCATCAACCACGCCATCGACTACTACGATGACATGAGAGTCATCAGGGTCCCGCAGGTGCGCTTTAATACTGGTATCACCCAGTACGACGGCACCACCTCGGGCGAAGAGGCTGGCGGCTACATCCCGGCTTCCGGCGCGTATCCCATCAACTTCATGATCGTTGATCCTGCCGCTGTCATCAAGGTGACCAAACACGCCGTGCCGCGTATCTTCGCTCCCGGTGTGACCCAGTCCGCTGACGCGTGGCTCTTCCAGTACCGTGTCTACCACGACGTGTTCACGATGGACAACCACGTTCATGGCATCTACCTCCATCGCGGCTCTACCGCTATTGTCTGATGAGGACCATCGGACTGGTAGCTCCCAAGGAGCCTAAAAAGGAACCCAAAAAGGAACCCAAAACCAAGAAATGAGGTTAGGACATGACTGCTGAGGAAATGCTATCGACAACCAGAACCCTTTTGGGTGAAGACCCGCAGGCATCTGATGCAGTCCTGTCCGTCTTCATCGAAAAAGCGGAGTCAATGATTGCGAACACCCTGTACCCGTTTGGAGATATTCCCGACGACTACTCAACTCCTGTCAGATACCATATGCTGGCCTGCCAGATCGCCGTTGCGGAATACTCCAAACAGGGTGCAGAGGGCGAGACCGTACACATCGAAAACGGCATCCACAGAACGTACCGAGCGACTTCTTCCGACGACCTTCTGAAATTCGTCATCCCATATGCGGGGGTGTCGAAATGAGGACGGCCACGAAGAATGAGGTCGAAGTCTGGTACGCGTTCTTCCTTGAAGACACAGAAGAGCTTGACGTTTACGGAAACCATACGGGCAGGCGTTATCCTACCTATTCGGAGCCGGTCAAGACCTATCTCAATGTCGGAGGCACACGCTACTCAGCAGAGTGGGCGCTCAACGGCTTTGAGACGGACTACAGGCGCGATATCGTCACGTGCGATAAGACGCTCGGCTGGAAGGAAAACACCATCCTGTGGATCGGAATCAAGCCAGTTGACGAAGAAGGAAATCCGGTAAAGCATAACTTCATCGTCGAGAAGGTTTCGCCGCTAATCAACTCCGTGCGCTACACCATCAGAGAGGTGCAGACGCAGTGAGGCATCTTAAGGCCGGACTCAACCAGTCGGACATCTCGGCGATGATCCGAGAGGTGAGGGCGTACCGGGACCGGTTCGTGAAGCGGTGCGAGGACTTCTGCCGCAGGCTTGCGGACGAAGGAAGCACGGAAGCTTCACGAGTCTACGGAAGCGACATCAAGGTTTCTGCCGTACCGATTGAGAATGGATTCTCGGTTATGGCGAACGGGAAACAGGTGTGCTTCCTGGAATTCGGAGCAGGGACGAAGACGAACACCAGCCATCCCATGGCGGGCAACTTCACGGCGGCAACCGGAAACGAAGTCCGTCCGGGGTCCTACTCCGAGCAAAACGCTCAGGAATTCTCGACTTTCGGTTTCTGGGTGTTTCCTCCGAACAAAGACGGAAAGGTCTACGAGTACGTAGAACCGCAACCAGGCCTATGGAGAGCCGAACAGAGAATCGTTGACATCGTGGAAAGAATTGCACAGGAGGTGTTCAGATGATCGATATAGAGATCCCGATCTTCACCAGAGTCTATGACGCTGTGAAGGCTGAATACCCTGATTGCAGTCTCTTCAACGACCGACCGCAGTCCATGGTGAAATTCCCCGCTGTTGTGTGCGTGGAGGACGACAACACCACATACACCCGTGCAAGAGACAGATCCGAGCAGGAAGCCTACTCTGAGATCATGTATCAGGTGGACGTCTTCTGTGACAACCAGCAAGGGGCCAAGACTCTGTGCAAGGCGATTGCTTCTGTAGTTGACTCCGTTTTTGTAGGCTTGCGCTTCACGCGCATGTCATTCTCTCCGATGCCCAATCAGGACCCAAACATTATCCGTTACACGGCAAGGTACCGCGCAGTCGTTTCCAGACCCAGAGAGGAAGGGACCGACGAGCAGGGCCTGCCCGAACTTAACTACTACCTATACAGGAGGTAAAACATGGCTATTGAGCTTTCTACCGCCGGGATCAAAGTCAAGTATGCCGTCGAGACTACTGCTGGCACCCGCCCGACCACGGGCTATACCGAGATCCCCGAAATCAAATCCATCCCGGAATTCGGCACCGACATCAACACCCTTCAGACCACCCCGCTCTCCGCGACCAAGAACCACACCTATATCGCGGGGCTTACCGACACGGGCGGCGCTCTGGGGCTGACTGTCAACGATTGCCCGGCCTTCCGCACCGCCTGGGACGCTTGCGTCGCGGCGTATGCGGAGCTTACCGGGGGCAAGCAGATGTGGTTCGAGTATGCCATCCCCGGCATGACCGATTCCTTCTTCTATCCCGGAGAGCCTGTGGCGCTCGGCTTCGGCGGCGCTGACGTGGACGAGGTGCTTGAGAACACCGCGAACATCATTCCCGCCGGGGACTATGAGTGGGCTACCGCATCGACCTAATCAATCGACAAAGGAGAAAGAGTAATGGCAAGACGAATTGAGAATGAAGAAGTCCGACCGCTGATTCTTCACGACGAAGAGACGGGGATGGACTACACGCTGGAATTCAATCGCGAGAGCGTGAGGTTTGCGGAGAGTCGCGGCTTTGTGATCGACGATGTTGACCGCTTCCCGATGACCAAGACCTATGAGCTTTTCTTCTATGCGTTCAGGATGCACCATCGGAACGTGTCGCGGGAGAAGACCGACAAGATCATCGACGAGGATTGGGGCGGCATCGCCGGGATCCCCGACGGAGTGCTGGAGCGCCTCGGGATGCTCTACGCGGCTCCGTTCGGAACGCTCTCTGACGGCAAGGAGGACAAAAACCCTCCGAAGGTGACGGTTCAGTTTTAAGTGAGCCGACCTATCCGTCACCGACTCTGACAGAGGTATTTGAGGAGGTCTGTCCTTATTATTTGGCAATCGGAATGAGTCTTGCTGAATTTTGGGATGGATCTCCTCGGCTTGTCAGATATTATCGCGAAGCACACAGGCTCAAAATGGAAGAGGAAAATCAAAAAGCATGGGTGCAGGGCTTGTATATCAAATCCGCTCTGGATTCTTCGCTTTCACAGTTATTCAAGAAAAAAGGAAGCAAAGGGGTACAGTATTTGGAGAAGCCCCTTGATATATACGGCAAATCAGAGAAAGAGAAAGAGCGCGAGGCTATCAAAGAGAGAGAAAAAGCCGTGAAGTTCTTCAATAAGTTAATGGAAGAACAGAAAAAACGGAAAAACTACTCAAAAGTGGTGAAATAAATGGCAGTAACAATTGATTCTCTGGAACTGAAAATTCAGCACGAAAGCGACGGCGCGGTCAAGGGCATCGACAGGCTCGTTCGTGCGCTCCGGCGGCTGAAGACGGCGGCGGGGATGGGCGCGGATCTGTCCGCGGTGGCGAAGGGGATCCGGGCTATCGCCTCCGCGACCGGGTCTCTCTCTGGCAGCAAGATGAAAAAGGTTCTGGATGGGATCAAGACGTCTGCGTCCGAAACAAAAGAAAAAGTGGAAGAGGTCAAGAAGTCTCTCTCCATGGCTGATATCAGCAACGCGGCTCATGCCACCATCAAGAAAAAGGTTCCCGATCATTGGGATGTCCTTATGGAAAAGGCGCGCAAGGGGATTGACCTCTGGAAAACTGCACAGGCGGTAGAAGAGTCTGCGAGGAGAGGCTTTTCGGAGGCAAGCACGTCTCCCATCGATAACTATAGCAAAGAATGGGAGATCTTCGGCAACACCCCCAACACCAATTCTGTGAGCTACGGCAACGAAGTGTTAGAATACGCTAACAATTATAAGACCGCAGCCGAAAAGGCGAAAGAATTAAAAGAACAACAGAAGCAAATCAAACAACATGAAAAAGAGTTGCAAGCCGAAGCTGACAGGAGACATAAAGTTGAAGATCAGGTCGTAAAAGACTATCAGAAGCAACAGGCTGCCGCTCAGAAGCTTGCCCAGAAGAACGCCGAAAAGCAACAGAAGAATAGCATCAAGCAACAGACGCAGGACGCAAAGGCATCAAGTGAACAGATATCCCAGGTTGTCGGTCTCTTTTCCAAGGGAGCCGCTATCGCCATGAAGATCGGCGGTAAAATCATGGGGTCTGTTACTGGCATCTTCAAGAAAGCGTTTAGCGGGTATAAGCGTCTTGTAAATACCATCAAGAGAATGATTCTTCTGAGAATTATCAGAAATGCATTGAAGATCATTGAGGATGGATTGCAAGAAGGCAGAGAGAATATTTATCGGTATTCTGTTGCCATCGGTGATATCGATGCGGCTCACGCCAAAAGTACGCTGAACGAGCTGGCGACGGCGGCGCTTTATGTGAAGAACTCCATCGGCGCGGCGGCGATGCCCGCGATCCAGGCGTTCACCCCGCTCCTGAAGACGCTTGCTTCGTGGGCGGTACAGGCGGCGAACGCGATTAACCAACTGATCTCCGCTATGCAGGGCAAGTCTTCCTTCACCCGTGCGAAGGAGTACGCGGTGGACTACATGGATTCTGTCAAGGACTCTGCCGGAGGCGCGTCCAAGGCGGCGAAGGATCTCCGTGCAACGCTGCTCGGCTTTGACGAGATCAACAGGCTCGATGCCAAAGACAATGGTTCCGGCTCTGGCGGCGGTGGTGGCGGTTCTGCAAAGCTCGATTACAAATCCATGTTTGAAGAAGCTACCATTGATTCCGATGTTTCTGCTTTTGTCGATAAAATCAAGGATAAAATAAAGAGTGGAGATTGGAATGGCATAGGAACCCTGATCGGAAATAAACTGAACGAAGTCATCAGCAAGATCGATACAAAAACAATCGGCAAAAAGATCACTACTGTTATTTCTAATGGCGCAAAGCTTGTTTCTGGATTCCTGAAGGCAACCGATTTCGTGAAGATCGGAGAGAAAATCGAAGATTTTATTGACGGTGCTATCGAAGGAATTGACGAAAAAGCTTTCGCAGACGTTCTTTCCAATCTTGTGACAGGCATTATCGATGGACTCAAGGGATTCATAGATCAGGCATCAAAGAATGACACGATGAGGAAAGTGTCTTACAAGCTTCTCATTTTCATCAAGAGAGTTCTAATCAACATCAAAGACTATCTCGTTCAAAACGATTGGGCTAAAACTGGCGAGAAGTTATTTGATATGCTTGAGGATTGGATTGAAGGAGCAAAGGACGCGGATGCCAAGAGTGTTGCAGAAACTTTTTGGAATACAATCGGCGTTGCAATGGCTTCCGTTCTTGAACTCAGAGCCGGATTCTGGAAGAGCGTTGTGGAAAAGCTTATTGGAAATCTGGAAACTGAAATAAGGGAAAACGGGCTTGTAAAAACCATTTACAAGAGGATCGGATTGCTGATTTTGGGTGGAACCCTTACGGCGACAGGAAATCCAGCAATAAGCCTCGGGTCATTGTTGTGGAGGTTTGTCGTTCGTCCTGTTCTTAGCGGAATGTCAGAGAAGTTTGCCTCAACGGAAGCTGGAACATTTTATAGAACGAATGGTTCAAAGATCCTTGGAGGCCTGTTAAGCGGTCTGGCAAACGCAATCGGAACGGAGCTCGCTCTTATTGGTGCTTATGGTGCCGTCATCGTCAAAAAAATTATCGGTGAAGATGCCTTCAATAAAGCATTCGATCTTGGAAAGAAAATAATCAGCAAGGTAAAAGAAGGAATGCTCAAAATGTTTGAGGGTACTCCTTTTGAGGGCGTCGCCAAGAAGCTGATTAACAACTTTTTCAATCCGATTGAGAAAGCGGTAATCGCGGTGGATACGGGACTTGGGAAAGTCCTCGACAAAATGACGAAGGTCGGGCAATCCAAGGTAAGCGTCAAGACGCAGTATTACAATGGAGTTTCTGGCGCGACAGGCTACTACACCAAGATGAAGGCAGCTGGCGGCTACGTTGACCAGGGCGACCTCTTTATCGCAAACGAAGCCGGACCGGAACTCATCGGTACGGTGAACGGACGGACGGCGGTGGCTCCGAACGCGGAAATCACAGGCATCGCGAACGCCGTATACACCATGGGAGAGCGCGAGATCGCCGCGATCAACAACCTGATCCGCGCCCTGAACGAGAAGGATATGACGGCGGTGGTGACGGCTGACTCCATCGTCGCCGGACTTGCCAGAAAGAACAGAAGAGACGGTGTTTCTACTGTTCCCGTTTCGATTTGAGGTGATTAAATGAGTTATGCTGATGGGAATCTATATCCGATTACAGAAGTTGTGAATTCTGGAGTGACTTATACCATACCAAGCGATTGCCCTTGCCCGTCAGGGTATAACTGGAAAATTTCTGATGTGTCTGATGCTGACGCTGGGCGTACTGAAGATGCTATCATGCACAGGAAATACAGGGCGCGCAAAAGGCATCTGGAGTTGGAATGGCAGAACGTTTCCAGACAGGATGCCTATCGGATTATGAGAACCTTCTCCACGACCGAGGAATACCTCACCGTCACCTATTGGGACATTCTGGCAAACAGATATATCACGAACAATTTCTACTCCGGACACCGATCCTTCGGATAACAATGTATATACGCTTCCGTTCGGTGTATTCACGATTGATGAAGCACCCAGAATTTTAGCGACTATTACCATCACCGCTCTTGACAGAATGGTTCAATTCGACAGAAGTCTTGATGGGATGAATGACCTTACAATAGGTCAGATAAGATTCTCCTATCCGTGTTCTGTCGATACGATGGTACAGTTTCTGTGCGTGTTGTGTGGCGTTTCAAGAACGTCTGTTATCGCTGACCTTGCAAATCTTCCGAACAGAACGGGGTATTCAATCAATGCGGCTCCCGAAGAAGATTACACCGCAAGACAGATGCTCGGATTTTGTTGTCAGATTTTGGGGTGCAATGCTCAGTTTGACAGGCTTGGCAATCTGAGATTGCTTCCGTATTCGACGGCAACTCCGTCCGTAAGCATAGATGAAACTGTCAGGTTTTCCTCTGATTTGCTTGAGGATATTACTGTTACTGGCGTTTCTGTTTCATCGACCGATAACAATGATTCAATGACAGGCGAGGAAGGATATGTCCTTGAAATCAAA